ACTTCGGATCCAATTGGAGCACGCTGAACTACTTTGGTACTTCCAGTAATTCCAAATTTTCCAGTAATGGTTGGGAAAGAATCATCATAACCAATGAAGAGTAAAAGTTTATAATAAACTTTATCTCCTCTCCTGATGACTTCTACTTCAGATACGGATGCGCTTGTATTAGCATCTGTACTTTTCTTAATCGTTTGTCCTGCTAGTAGAACAGGATTACCTGAAATTCTTTCTGCAACAACTACTAATCTTCTTACATAAGTTGCTGAAGATGGTTTAATCAGTGAATTTTCAAGATTAATAATCTTTGGAGTTTCTCCAAATAAAACATTGAATAGAATTCTAAATGATTCTTCAGTACCTTTTGATTGATATAATGTTCTTGCTTCCTTTACAAAATTTCCTACGTTTAACTCAGGAGCAAAATCTAAGTTTTCTAGTCCTGGTGTAAATGTATACTTGAGATTATTATAAAACTCTTTTAAAAATAATGAACTTAAATTAATTACTGAAGTATTTGAATTGTGCTCCGAACCATTAGAAGTTTCAAAAATCAGATCGCCAACATAGTTTGATGTATTGTTGGGAGTAATACCTGCATTATATGTTGTAATTCCACTAAATCCACGGATACAACCAGTAAAAGTATTTGTTGTAATACCAGTGTATGTGATGATCTCATCATCAATCTTTAACAAACCGTAGGACTGTGGAAATCCTTTTGTACTGGATACTTGAATCGTTGCAGAAGATGCTGAAATATCCGAACTTAAAGTAGTTGATCCAACTACAACCTCCGGAGTCAGATTGTCTAATTTGATATATTCGTCTAAATTCTCAGCAATATCTACAGGACCGCCTTGGTATTCCTGAGAAATGTAATATTGCTTTAAAAATTCGGCAGCCTTTGGACTTTCATCTAATATAAATTCTGGAAGTTGACTATCAATAACTTGCTGTATTTTTACCCTAGATTCAAAACCAGTTTGTATCATATTACGACCTCGTTAATTCTCCGTTTGAATAGCTTGACCTGTAAGAATCTTGTGTAAACACAACTCCAGATATATCGTCACCAGAAGCAATTACGTCCTTAACCATATTTATTGTGCTTTTTGAAACATCAAATGAGACATAAAGATTCTTCAATCCAATGATATCGTTTGATTCTGGGAATGCCTGTATTTCAATAATATCGTCTTGAATATCGGTTGAAGTGATATTCAGTGTACCTAATAATATCTCTCCAGTTTCATAATTAACTGTTCCTGCAGATTGAACAATAACGGATGTTTTAATTGTAGAATCTGTGCCTACTCCTGAAAGAACAGTATAGGGTTTAACAATAGAAATAATTCCAGTCTTAAGATCGGAGTTTGGAGTATCTGTGAGATAAACGGTATCGGATTCTCCAAAAATCTTGAATCCAGTTGATTTGATATTATATCCTGCAGGATTTACATGGAATCTGTTTCCATAGCATATTTCATACTGAGCAAGTTGATTCAGTTTTGCTTTCAGATCTCTTCTAATTCTAACTTTTGTAATGTTAGATGTGATCGCACTATCTGTAGAATCAATTACTTGTAAAATCTTACTGTACTTAAATCTACCACCAAATGCATTTAGATTTGGTGAACCTGCATAAGTTGTGAGGGAATTTACAACTCTGTTCTTAAGATCTTCTACAGTTGAAACTTGTGAATAGTTGTAGTAGATTGATGAATCTATTTCAACATATAAAACTTGAAGATCTACGATTTGTGGTTCAATTCCCGCTACCGTATATTGCTTAAGTTTATTTTGAATTTGTTGCTTATTAAAGTCCGATACATAAGTACCATTTTTTGGTTTAATACTGATCAAGACTTTTCCATATTGTGGTGGATCCAAATCTTCACCACCAACAACTGCTACTGATTCTGTATCTGGGTATATTTTAGATTTTAATATTGCCTCATAATCTCTTCCAGTTACAGCTCTATATTGAGATGAATAGATTCTTGGTGCGAAATATTTTACAGAGTCTATACTTTCAATATCAGATCCATTTTGGGATCTTTGATTTGTTGTAACTGTAATTGTGTTTGTTGGAATAATTGTATTCCCACTAGCATCCTTTAAAGATCCTGCGAAGGAGAAACCACTCACGCCGTTGCCTTCTTTTCCATCAGTCACAATATAGGTAACTGTAATTACGGACCCATTTTCAAGTTTCTTACCAAAAAATCCATCACCAAAAAGAATCTGATATTTCTCATCCTGCACTTCTTGAAGCAGATAGATCTCTGAAGTTGAATTAATATCAAAGATATTATCTGCTAGAGAATATTCTCTACCTAAACCAGTATCGCTGGTACCCTTCACATAAACAACAATTGTTGATGAATCGATGAATGAATTATCTAAAATAAATTTCTGATCAAGAGAACCATCAACGACAAATTGCTTACGAAGGAACGTTCCTTCGCTAATTGTGAGGTTGCTAAACGTTGCAGTTCCATTGACTACTGATGAAGATATATTCTCCGAAACTGAGAAAGTATATGATGTTCCTTCTGCACTACCAGTGCATACCAGACCCGCCTGTAAGGTTAGTGTTGGGGTTGTTGAAGAAGTACTAACCTGAAAGGAAACAACTGCCTTAGAGGAGGTTCTAGAGCGTGGTACGTATCCAATATTTCTTGCTAGAGATACAACATTCTCTCTTACTGTTGCAGAATCTAAGAAAGATTCATTTACAACTAAGTTAGAGTTGAACGCTGTGATATATGTGTTATATGCTAACGTATCAATCAGAACTGAGAAATTGGAACCCTCAAAGTCAAAATCTGTAAAGGAAGAATTTGCCCTAAGGTAATCCTTAATTGAAGTTCTGATCTGATCAAAGTCTAAATTTGAAAACTTAGTAAAAGGCATTTTATCTTGCTGCCTCTAAGATAAATGAATATTGCTGCGTAGGAATTTCCTGCCCAATAATATCAAAAGATACAGTAACATCGAAGTTATTAGTATCTGGGGACGGTTCCACAATTACTCTAACATCAGTGACTCTTGGTTCAAAATTCCGAACAGTATTGATAATTTGATCTCTGATTACACTCGCAGTACCATAATCAACGAAATCAAATAAACTTGAACGAACTTTTGAACCAAGAACAGAATTAAAGAATCTTTCAGTTGGAATTGTTTCGACCAAATTACGAATAGAACGCATGATCGCACGTTCATTCTTCAGAACCGGCAGGTCCTTAGTAACAGGATGCGGTTCAAAGGATAAACTAATATCTTTGAAGGATCTAGATATCCTTGTAACGGTCATTGGACATAAAATTTCTTTATTTATTTATGACTATTTCCAGGGAGAACCGTACATTGCATCGGTTCCATACTCCCAGTCATCATAATCTTCATCGTTTCTAATTTTCTCATGCAACTCAACTTGTTTTTTGAGATCATGCTTTGGTGCTAGATCGTGCATAACCTCTTGAATGATTCTTTTTTGTTGTGGGTAATTGTAATCTGTGATGAGTTTTGAGGTTCCCCACATCTCATACATGTAATTTGAATCTCTATCTACGGGTAGATTTGACATTGTGTTAGCTCCTGTTTTACAAATATAAAACAGAACTTTTATAAAGGAGGTTGCTATCTCCTTATTTCTATTTAACGCTCTACTTCTCTCAGAGAATAAGAGTCCGTGTCAAGATATTTAAGTATCTCTAACGCAATCAAACGTGGATTTCCTTCGCCACAAGTGTAAACATCTACCGCTAGACAACCATTCTCTGGCCAAGTGTGGCAAGAAACATGACTTTCTGCAAGTGCGATCACAACAGTACATCCTTGTGGAAGAAAGCAATGAGAAAAAGTGTTCAAAATCGTCATCTTAGCGCGATTTATGCCTTTGATCATGACGTTTTGTAGAGATTCAACGTCATTGATCAGATCAAATTTAACATTATACACCTCTAACAGAAGGTGCTTACCCATTGAAAACTTTTCCAACTCAAATTTCTGTTAAAAATTTATTTATTGTACATAAAAACCCTGTCTAAAGTAGTCAGGATCCTCAATGAAGGGCATATTTTCTATCTTTTCACCATCCCAAACAGGAATCGCAACTGAATTACCGTACCTAAAATCAGGATTTCTTCGAAAATGTACTTCAATTAGATTTTTACCAATAAATTCGCAGTTTATCCACTCATAATTGCCCTTTAAGTCTTTTAAAATGTCGGGAAATTCAACATTTCTATCAACTTTTTCCCATTTTTTCCACTTATAGTAAGGATCATTGGGGTCACGAGTGCCAAGTACGATTAAATCCGCCTTTTGATGGTGAAAATCAACACTTAAATGCTCTCCTTCAAAGATCTCACACCAAAATTCAGAAGGATGTATGTGATCCGTGTATTGTTCTAACCATTCTTTACGAGCAAAACGCCCCATGCCCATCAAATTGAAGGATGGGCGCACAATATAAAAGTCGGGTCTGGGAACTGTGGTACCAACAGGACCACAAGTATAACCCAAAACCCGACTTAGAAATAATTTATTGTAAACCCAGAGGTCTGATGGATGTATTTGATTCCATTCATCATTACCATCTAGGTAATACATCATCCTTTCCCCTGCCCTCTATATTTTTTACGAGCTTTATTACGAGAAGACGCAGCATACTTAGTTCCGTATCCATTTCCTTGACGAGATTTCTTAGGAGGTCCAGGATTATAAGAACCGTTCTTAGTTGGTCCAACCTTTGATTTTACAGCCATTAATTTTCTCCAATAATTTCAGTTTCAATTTCTTCAGGGCGTGGAGAACCTGTCTGATAAAATTCAATCGCCAGGTCCTCCATAATATCGAAATATTCTTGCTCTGTAAGACTTGAGTAAATCTTTCTCCCCTTACAGATAATATTGTAAGAATCGTTAGACATCAAATAATCCTTGATTTTTCGTGACCGACTCTGATGCGAGGATCGCACCAAATTTCAAATCCTGCTTCTTTTGCATCCAAACAGAACGATACATCTTCTCCACACATATCCTGAACTTGACCAGACTCAAAGACTTGCATCTTAGGAGCAAACCATGGATACTTCATCTCCGAATGTTCAAATACACCGTTTTTAATCAGAACCCAACCAAAACCAGTGTAGTCAACTGTGAAAGGCTTACGACGCTTTGAGATGCTATCAACGGTTTCATGATTCATCACTCCACCATTACCACGGAAATCATCTTCATCCAACCAGTGCGCCACTGAGGTTGTGTGACCGTCCTCTGTAGCATACCAACCAGCAGCGATATCCTTTTCCATTAGAACTAATTGCCAGAATTTTTCTGTATTGAAAACAATATCAGAATCAATCCAAAGTTGCCAATCATATTTAAGTTTTCCATCCCAGGGAATCTGATCAGGTCCACGCAGTACATTCGCACCTAAACATTTGCATCGAGCAAAGTTTACCATCGATGAATAGTCCTGCGAGATCTGAATGCTTGCCCCCGATTGCACAAGGTCAAAACACAGTTGCACGAAGTTCTTTAAGTATGTGTAAGATACACCTCTACCAGGAAGACAAAAAACAATTGACTTTCCTTTTACCATTTCTTTTGCCAGATCATAGTCCCATTCTTGTGTGGGTGATGCGACTACGGGCGATTTTGCTTTTACTGTAAATCCTTTAGCCATAAGATAAGTTGTTTACTTCAGTATCATACTCTATTATGTAGAAGAAGTCAATCAGTCTCTTTCTGATAAAACGACTTCGTTACCCTCTAAGGTAAACTTAACTTCTGTGTCTTCGTACCATGAAAGATCGTTTATGATCTGCTCAGGTATTACAAGGTAGTATTCACCGTTAATTGGATCGACTTGTATCGTCTCAAAAATATCTCCGGAATTTTTTTTCATTTCAGTATATGATTGAACCTTTTCTGCTATTATATATTCTCCGGGATTTTTTGAATAGAGAGATATTGAAAGG